TAATTCACTTTATTAAATTCATTTAAATCAAGAGGAGTGAGTTATGATAGGGCAAGTGATTATTACAAGGATAAAGATTAGATGGCATATTTTGCAGAAAACTTTAGAACAGAAAAAGCAGGTGGTGGTATCGCAGGGATCCGTCGTCCGTGGGCCATTAACCCTGAATCAGGACCCATGCCTCAAGGTGGAGGCTTGTCTTCTCAGTTCAATCGTGTTAAAAAACTCACGGAGTAGTATATGGCAGATATAGATAAAGGACTCCCGAATATAAAAAATGTACTTCCTGGCGGCGCAGAGGAAGTGACAGATGTCAATATTGCGGAAGTTCCATTAAAAGGACCAATCGAAGTTACATCAGAAGAAGATGGTGGGGCAACGATTGATTTTGATCCAAGCGCTAATCTAAATATTCCAGGAACCGAATCTCATTTCGATAACCTAGCAGATCTTTTACCCGATGAGGTTACAGATCCTATTGGCAGTGAACTACGTTTTCAATATCAAGATAACAAGTCGAGCAGGAAAGAATGGGAACAAACCTATACGCAGGGACTAGATTTACTAGGATTTAAATACGAAAATAGAACCGAACCATTTCAAGGCGCATCAGGTGCCACGCATCCCGTACTCGCAGAAGCCGTAACCCAATTTCAAGCCACAGCCTACAAGGAGCTTATGCCAGCAGATGGTCCCGTTAGAACTCAGGTTATGGGAGCACCCAACCCAGGGAAGGCTCAACAAGCCGAAAGAGTTAAAAATTTTATGAATTATCAAATTATGGATCGTATGAAAGAATACGAACCCGAATTTGATTCGATGTTATTCCATTTACCATTAGCAGGCTCGACTTTTAAAAAAGTTTACTACGATGACCTCTTACAAAGAGGCGTTTCAAAATTTGTTCCTGCGGAGGATGTGGTGGTTCCCTATACCGCAACTTCACTCGCGGATGCAGAATCGATTACCCATGTCATCAGACTTCCAGAAAATGAAGTGAGAAAACAACAGGTTGCAGGATTCTATAGCGATATTGAATTAGGGGCACCTGGAGTGTTGATGCAAGACGAATTAAAAGAAAAAGAAAGAGAGTTAGAAGGAACCAAACGAACAGGACGTAATCCAAATATTTATACCTTATTAGAATGCCATGTAGATTTAGATCTAGAAGGCTTCGAAGATATTGGTCCAGACGGGCAACCGACTGGTATCAAGCTGCCGTACATCGTTACAGTCGATGAAAGCAGCACAAAGGTTCTTTCGATAAGAAGGAACTTCGCGCCCAATGACCCAAAGAAACAAAGAATTCAATACTTTGTCCATTTCAAATTTCTGCCTGGACTAGGATTCTATGGCTTTGGACTCATACACATGATTGGCGGATTGAGCCGTACTGCAACGGTAGCTCTCCGCCAATTATTAGATGCTGGGACATTATCGAATTTACCTGCGGGCTTTAAGCACCGTGGGGTCAGAGTCAAGGATGAAGCTTCACCTATTCAACCAGGAGAATTTAAAGATGTCGATGCACCTGGAGGATCATTAAAAGATGCATTCTATCCTTTACCTTACAAAGAACCCTCAGCAACATTATTACAGTTGATGGGGATTGTGGTTCAAGCAGGTCAAAGATTTGCTGCCATATCCGAATTACAAGTTGGAGAAGGTTCTCAACAAGCAGCGGTCGGAACAACGATGGCTCTTCTTGAAAGAGGATCGAAAGTAATGTCAGCGATCCACAAAAGACTTTACTTCTCTATGAAACAAGAATTTAAATTATTAGCTAAAATTATTTCAACTTATTTACCTCCTGAATATCCTTATGATGTGGTTGGTGCTGCACGAACGATTAAGCAAATTGATTTTGACGATCGAATCGATATTTTACCCGTAGCCGATCCGAATATCTTCTCGATGACGCAGAGAATTACTTTAGCTCAAACTGAATTACAACTCGCAATGTCTCAACCCAAAATGCATAATTTATATGTCTCTTACCGATTATTGTACGAGGCGTTGGGTGTTAAGAATATTGATCAAGTTTTACCTCCTCCTCCGCCTCCTCAACCAAAAGACCCGGCGTTGGAAAATATTGATGCTTTAGGTCAAAAACCGTTTCAGGCTTTTCCAGGACAGGACCATCGAGCCCATATTACGTCGCATTTAAACTTTATGGCAACGAACATGGTCCGAAATAACCCTCCGGTCATGGCTGCTTTACAAAAAAATTGTTTAGAACACATTTCTTTGATGGCTCAAGAACAAATTCAGCTTGAATTTAGAGAAGAAATGCAAATGCTGCCACAAATGCAGCAACAAGCTGTACAAAACCCGCAAGTTCAACAACAATTCCAAGAAATTTCTCAAAAAATTGAAGCGAGAAAGGCAATTTTGATTGCAGAAATGACGGAAGAATTCATGAAGGAAGAAAAGAAAATCACTTCCCAGTTTGATCATGATCCATTGCTTAAATTAAAATCTAGAGAAGTTGACTTAAGAGCTATGGACCAACAGCGTAAAAAAGAGTATGATGAAGCCAGAGTCGATATTGACCAGGCTAAATTAGTTCAAGCTAAAGACATTTCAGATGAAAAATTAGAACAGAATGAAGAACTAGCTGAACTTAGAGCCGACACCACTATGGATAAAGCTTATTTATCCGCAGGTACTAAGTTGAAATCGGATCAAATGAAACGTAAAGATGTTCAAACATTAAAAGGACCGAAGAGATAATGGGAGTCGTAGGAGCAGCAATCAAGGGATTTGGAAAAGCTTTAGCTAAAGGTAAAAAAGCTAAGCTTAAAACTGTATATAGAGTAAAACCATCAGTAGACATAAGTAGTTTTAAAAAATCTAAGAAACATGGTTTGGCAAAAAAACTTGATGTATGGGCTAATAGAGAGACAGGAAAAATACTAAGTCAAGCAGGCCACGGCGTAAATATTAAATATACTAAAAAGGGTAAACCTTATCTTCCAAAAGGAGAAAAACCTAGTATGTTAACAAAAGCAAAAGGTTTAACTAAACTCGTGGCCCCAATTGCAGCAGGAGCGACGGTTGGAGCAGTACACGGAAAAAGTAAAAGTAAAAAATAGGAGGCAACATGGCAAACAAAGAACCTTTCTACAAAGGAGTGAACTTCAAACAGTTCACTAATAAGGATGGATACCTTAAAGGTGGAGTTGAAGTTAAAGTTCCTGAGGAGATTCCAACTAAGAATAAAGTTGGAGGCCAACGTAGAATGTTAAAAGATAAAAAATCTGAAGTAGACTGGTGGTAAAACTGCGCGCGACGCGCGTAAGTCCTACTTTTTGAAGGAGATATTATGTGGTTTGGATTAGCAAAGATGGCTCTACAAGCAGGAGCCAAAGTATATTCGAATAAACAAAGAACTAAAATGGCTATGTCGGATGCGGCTCTGCTTCATGCAGAACGTATGGCCCGAGGTGAGGAATCTTACCAGGGCAAACTTTTAGAAGCCCGAACCAATGATTACAAGGACGAATTCGTCCTTTTGGTTATTTCGGCGCCGATCATCGTGCTCGCCTGGGGAGTTTTCAGTGACGACGCGCAAATGATGCAGAAGGTGGAGCTTTTCTTTCATCATTTTGGCTCACTGCCGATATGGTTCCAAACACTCTGGATTACCGTCGTAGCGAGCATTTTTGGAATAAAAGGAACTCAAGTATTTCGGAATGGTGGACCCAAGAAGAAATAGACTTGCTTTTAAAATAAGTTATATTAACAATCAATTTAGGAGAAAAACATGAGACAAAACGGTGTAAGAAGCAACGTTCGATTTCCATATAGCAAAGGTAAATCTGCTAAGAAGCAGGGTTACGCAGCACGTGAAGATGAATCTCTTGGTATGAGAACTGGAAAAGAATCTACTAAGAAACAATCTTTTAAAGACAGACGTGATGAATCTTACGGTGCATGGGGAAAAAGAAAATCTGGTAAAGTTAACAAATAGGAATTTATTATGGGAGTAGTAGGAGCAGCATTAAGAGGCTTTGGTAAAGCGCTTAAAAGAAAAGGTAAGCGCTATAAAACTATTAAAAGCGTTAAACCTTTGTCAGGTAAAATACCTTGGTATGTAGGTGCATCACCTAATACTGCTGCAAGTAGAAGTAGAATAGT